GATCTCATGCGTGACAGAGATACTCTACTTAAGATTAAAGAAGCAAAAGAATACTGTGCTGACATTGGTAAACCAGTAAAAATTTCTTTACTTGCCAATGAATGGTGTTGGGGTGGTTGTCCTATCATGCCCGAACATTACCATTACAATATGGTGAGAGAAAAAGATGACCCTCAGTATTTTAATACTAGTTTAAGTAGGGTGTCTTGTTCTTCATGGGATGAAAGAGATCCTGCAGCATCACTGAAAGCAGCAACTATCCCACCTTGGAAAAAAGATTGGGAAGAGTTTCTTGATCTAGGTATTGATGTATTCAAGATGCATGGCAGAGAGAATGCAATGCGTCTCATGGAAAGCATGGATATCATTAAGAGATGGGCGGCAGACGAGGAGATACTACACCCACAGTTTAATGACTACATTGAAGATGTAGCTCTAGAAGAGAAACCAATTGACATCTGGAGAGATAAGATCAAGACATGTGGTTTTGATTGTTGGAAATGTAATTATTGTGATTCAGTTGTCCAGTCCAGAATGAAACGTAGTGATAGACATTTTGATGATGATATAGAACTAGTTCTAACATCGATTGAAAAAGCAGCAAGACGTGATAGTGAGTTTGTAGAAGAAGGATATAAGTATCCAGGATTGTCTTCCAACATCGTAAGACATTTCCTAAACAACCTTCTGTCTAAACCTGATGCTATCTACATGGAACTTGGTGTTCATGCTGGTAGTACATTCTTTGCTGCTACCATGAATAGAGATGTGGAAGCATTTGCTGTTGATGATTATTCAGAAGAAGATATTTCTCCGTTTAGGGATGAGGTAAATGTAGAGATTGATAACCCAAAGAAAACATTCTTTAATGGATTGAGAGAGAAACAATACTTCTGTCCTAAATCAATTCAAGATTTGACACCAAAGAATATACACAAACAACCTAATGTTATTTTCTATGATGCTGATCATGATCCACAATCTCAGTATGATAATCTAACATTTTTGATTCCTGCATTTGCCGACAAGTTTATTCTTGTTATTGACGATGCAAATTTTATGGGTGTTGTGCAGGCAGCAGAGTTCTTTGTAAAAGAGAACAACTTAAATCTTTTGTTTGAGAGAAAGATTCTAACCAAAATTCCAGAAGATCCTAATGGATGGTGGAACGGTATTCATGTTATGGTACTTACAAAAAATGAACTCATTTAAACATCAATATTTAATCGTTCATCTTGACGATGATTTTTTTCCTTTATTAGAAAAAGCACTAAAACCATACAACAAATACAATCAAGGTAAAACTGATCTATGGGATGGTGAGACGTATAGTAGTAGTGAAGATCATCCAGATAGAAGCTCTAAAGTTTGTTGGGTAGATGATAGTAATGTATACGAATTAATGGATGGATTGGTTGCATTTGCAAATTCAAAATGTGAGTGGAATCTAGATGTAAATTTTATGGAACCATTTCAACTAACAAAGTATGATGTTGATGATTTTTATGATTGGCACATTGACGAATCAAACTGGAGTCCTGGTAAAAGACCAGAGAATAGAGTTCGTAAAATAAGTTTTACTATTTTATTAAATGATGAGTTTGAGGGTGGTGAATTTGAAATTCATACATCAGAAAAAAATGTGATAGAATTGAAAAAGAGAGATATTATATTATTTCAAGCAGACACTCCACATAGAGTAAAACCAATTACATCAGGTGTTAGACATTCTTTGGTGGGTTGGATACAAGGACCAGCATACAAATGAAATTTATTAAAGAGTATAAATTAAACGATTTATCTATTTGTGATAAGTTAATAGACCTGTTCCATGTTGCTGACGAGAAAGAGTTAACCTATGCTGGTCGTGTAGGTGGGGGAAGTATTGTCCCTGAAATAAAAAAGAGTAAAGATTTTTTTATTGAAGAGGCTGCTCCATGTGGATCTGCAAAGGACTATAAATTTGATTTGTATAAAAACCAGGTTGATAGTTTTATAAAAGAATATTTGCAGTCACTAAAGATTGATAATTTATCTTTTGTTGCAAAACAATTGCCTCAGATTCAATACTACAAACCTGGGGATGGATTCTATACATGGCATGTAGATGCATCTGGTCTTGAAGGTTGTGATAGAGCGTTTGTCTATATCACGTATCTTAATGATGTCCCTGATGGTGGTACAGAATTTTACTACCAAGATTACACTGTCAAAGCAGAGAAAGGTAAAACTGTTATCTTTCCAGCAGGTCTTACTCACAAGCATAGAGGACAGATATCAGAGACACAAGAAAAATATATTATTACTGGTTGGATTTGGTGGACATGAATAAACCTATTGTTATTAAAAATGTATTACCAGAATCAGAGTGTATTACTCTCTGGGATTATTTTAATCGCAGATCTCCATCCATGAATAGTTTAGCTACGTGGACATTCAACAATGCTTCATATGGTCAAGGTGATCCTGTGTCTTGGCAGCATCCACTAAGAACTGATCTTATCTTTACTAAGTGTGCTACTACGGTAAGATTAAAAATGATGAAGTATCTACGTAGAGATATAAAACTATGTAAGATACATGTCAATGGTCAAACTGCAGGACAGAATACCATCTTCCATAAAGATTGGGAAGAGCATGGTGTGTGGACGTTCATTTATTTTAATCAACCACACTGGGATGTAGAGTGGGGTGGTGAATTTGTATGTCAGACACCTGATGATGAATATCATTTTACACCTTATGTTCCCAACACAGGAGTATTCATCCCGTCAAACTGGTTACACAAAGGTCAACCTCCCAATAGTTTAATTGGAAATGAAATCAGGACAACGATTGCTTTTTCTTTCTGTGATCCTGATATACATGAACATATTATTTCACAAACTACAAGAAAATGGTATTAGCAATTAGGGGATATCCAGTAGATATTGATGCAGATAAACTTATAAAATTTATTGATACTTCTATTGTAGATAATACCCTTACTAAAAATATGGATCATGTATCTAAACTTACCTTTACTGATGGTAAGGATGATTTTTTAGAACATGATGAACCTATGATCAAACATTTAAAATGGTCTTTCTATGATGCATGTTCCAGGTTTTGGGGTATGGATATATTTGATTACAATATAAGTTCGTGGGTGTATGTAGATTGGAATAACAATCCAATAGAACCATACATGCATTCACATAATCCAGAGAATCCTTTTACATTGTCTGGTATAATGTATGTAAAATTAGGTACATCTGGAACTACAATGTTTCCTATACCGAAAAGAGAACCATATTACTTGCCCAATAAATTACTGACGTGGTTTATATTTCCATCCAATCTACCACATACACCAGGTAAAGGAGTGGAAGATCAAAAACGATACAGTATAAGTGCTGATTTATATCCATGATTTATCAACAAAGCAATCTCTCATTTATATCAGAGAAAATACCAGACAATGTATACAAAGATCTATATGCTTATACAAAGAAACGTAGACAAGAAAGAACCTGGAATTACAATGGGCGACTAGCTGGTGCATTGGCACAGCAGTCAAGTTTATCTGAATGGAAGTATGAGTGTCCTGAATTTGAAGAATATGTTATTAATCTTTCGACACAACTGTGGTCTGAGGTATATGAAACCTGTCCGTGGGATTTTCAACAGACAAATAATGTTACACCATATATCAAACTAAGAAACCTATGGGTAAATTATCAGAGACAAAATGAATACAATCCTATCCATACACATTCTGGTATTGTGAGTTTTGTTATCTTTGTCGATATACCATATGGTGAAGAAGAGAGAAACACACATAGAAGCAATGGTGCGTTCCAACTAGAAGCAGAAGTGTTACCTGTGGATAAGTCCTGGAACGGTGTTATACTGATGTTTCCATCTACAACTAAACATGCTGTCTATCCTTTCAAATCTACCATACTTGAGAGAGTGACAGTATCTGGAAACTTAACTTGGAACGTGGAGGGTCCTGATGAAGAACATTATTAAAGACAACTGTATCAATCCAAACTATCAAAATTTTATTCACGAAACATTGAGAGTTGATACAGATTTTAGGTGGGTCTACCACGACAATCTATCAGAAGATGGAGAGAGTCAACTACCAGGATTTTCTCATATGTTCTTACTTGACGGAAAATCTACTAGCAGTTATACTGGAATGTTTATGCCTCTCTTATTTGAGGCATGTTATAATACAGGAATCAGTGTTTCTAATGTCATTCGTGGTAGATGTTTTTTACAGACGCCTGGAGTGAGACATAAAGAATATGATTCTATGCATGTTGACTTAGCAGATCCACATATGGTCTGTCTATATTATGTAAATGATAGTGATGGTGATACGTATTTCAGTGAAAGAATGTACGGAGATCCGATTGCTGAATATGATATAAATAGCAATGTCACACCAAAGAAGGGACGGTGTGTTTTCTTTGATGGTTTACGTTTTCACTCAAGCAGTAAACCCACACACAATTCCCGATTTGTAATTAACTTCAATTTCATCCCCTGATAACTATGGATCCCGCACAACTTAAAACAAATTTTGAAGAGCAAATTGCTACAACCGAAAAGCAAATTGCTGAACTAGAAACAAATCTAGTCAAAGCAAAAGAATATAAAATTAAACTAGAAGGAGGTCTAGAAACTCTAGGTCTTCTAGAAAAGAAACCTGAGGAAGCAGCAGAAGCAGCGCCCACAGAAGTAGTAGAATAACTCTCAGATCCCTTCTTCCTAAATAGGTATGAAGGGATTTTTTGTGTGTAATGGCATCTCCAAACTCAAGAGCTGATCTCATCACTTATTGCAAGAGGCAATTGGGTGAACCTGTATTGCAAGTTAACGTCGATGACGAACAGGTAAATAATGTAATTGATGATACCTTTCAGTTCTTTCAAGAGAACTGTTATAACGGTATGGAGCGTGCTTTCTTATATCATGAGTTAACTGATGACGATAAAACTAGGTTTGCAGCTAGTGTATCCACAACTAAAACGGATGGATCTGATACTGTAACTTGGAACGAGACAACAAATTACATACCTATACCATCCCATGTAACTGGTATTAGTAAAGTATTTGGTCTTGTCAGTAACTCAATCCGTTCAAATCTATTTGGTATTGAGTATCAAATGTTCTTGAATGATCTATATGCATTTGGATCACTTGATATCCTCAACTATTATATGACTAAGCAGTATCTAGAAACTCTAGATATGGTTCTGAACAATGGTTCATTCCAACAGTTCAGATTTACAGCGCGTCGTGATCGTCTTTACATGGATCTAGATAAAGATTTTTTAAAGAAAGAATCTAATATCCTCATTGAATGTCATCGCATGATTGACCCCAATGATGCTACAGAGATGTACAATGATTTATTTGTTAAGAGATATGCCACAGCTTTGTTAAAGAAGCAGTGGGGTCAGAACCTGATTAAGTATAACAACGTTCAGTTGCCTGGTGGCATCACCCTCAACGGAAGAGAGTTATACACAGACGCACTAGCAGAAATTGAGAAAATCGAAAGCGAAGTTCTCAGTAAGTATGCAATTCCACCTATGGATATGATCGGATAAAATGCCTACTAGTCCCTATTTTCCAACTTACTACGCAGGTCACAGTGGCGAACAAGGTCTCGTTCAGGATCTTGTGGATGAGCAAATCAAACTGTTTGGTACAGATATTTACTATATCCCCAAGATAGTTCTGCAAGACAGCACTCTGGATGAAGTCCGATACACAAAGTATCAGGAACAATTTCAGATTGAAATGTTACTACAGAATGTCACAGGTTTTGGTGACAATGCTGAGTTCATCTCCAAGTTCGGTTTAAGAATTACAGATGAAATTATCTTCCGTGTATCCACAAGACGTTGGGATGAGGAAGTAGCAGATCATAGTCCTGCTTTAACAGTAGAGAGCAGACCCAATGAGGGTGATCTACTGTACTTCCCATTGACAAAAGATATCTACGAGATTAAATTTGTTGGTAAGGAAGAACCATTCTTCCAGTTTGGTAAGATCCAATTCTATGCTATCACTGCTGAGATCTATGAGGTTGGTAGTGATGACTTTGATACTGGTGTTGCGGAGATTGATAGTATTGAGCAACTAGTTGACAATGCTATTAAATTATTCA